GGGGTAGAGAGGCAGTATCCTCGACATTTCCAGGCGGGGACGTTCGACAAATAGGAGCAGACGGTATTTCCGAGAATACCGGCGGTCTGCTTCGCAAGAACGTCGCCCGCGGTTTCGTTGGGATTTCCCCTCAGGCGTGTTTACCGAATCGGCCCTCTGGTTTTTCTCAGAAAATCGGCGCACGCATTCGAGAGAAGGCCGGCGAGGAAAATCACAGAAAAATCGACACCGCTCTTCTTGCAGATGCGCCCTCCCGGTTTCGTCGGGAAAACCGGCCAGCTCCATCTAGCGTTCCTGCGGGTACGGTTTCGTCGGGATTTTCAGGGGCTCGGATGTGGGGAATAGGCCGCTTGGAATCTGTGGACATATCGCTGCGCGGCGTGATAAGGGACGGGAGGGACCATGCCTAGGACGCCGGACGAAGACAGCCTGACGGAGGAGCAACGCGCCTTTGTAGAACACTACGCCGCTCAGGGGTTCAAGAACGCAAAGGCAGCGGCGTTGCTTGCAGGCTACGCGGAAAGCGTCGCAGACCACGCTACACGAGAAGTCCTCCGTTCTCCTTCCGTTCGACGTGCCGTGGAAGACGCAAAGGAAGCCTTCCGTCAAGAGCTGCGTGACGAGTTGGTAGGTGAGGCCAAGAAATCCGTCAAGGTGATCCAGGCCATCCGAGACGATGAGGAGTTCAACGTCTTTGCTCGCCTCGGTGCGGCTAAGGAGATCCTGGAGAAGGCGGGGGTTGTCACGATGCAAGCTGTCCAAGAGCAGGGGACGAAGCGCATTGTCGTCACCTATGAGAGAGAGAAAGAAGACGCAGACGACCGTGGGTGACGAAACCGCTTTGGCTAGGGCGCGAGAGTATAAGGCAGAGCACAGGGAAGAAGTGTTGGCAACGGCGGCGGCGTGGCGTGCGGCGCACAGGACTCACATTGCGGAGTACAACAAGGCTCACAGAGCAGAACGCACAGAATGGGCGCGGCGGGACTACAGTACGCACCCAGTGCGGGCAGCCCTGGGATTGTGCGGTGTTACCTGTGTGGACGAAAGATCCGTTTAGGGCAACGGCATGTAGACCACGTCGTGCCTCTTTCTAAAGGGGGGAGGCACACAAGCGATAACCTCGCCGTGGCGTGTGCCCGGTGCAACCTCAAGAAGCACGACAAACTGCCCGTAGAGGTGGGGGTTCTCTTGTGAAGGTGGCGACGAATGAGGCCCGTGTCATCCTACGCACTCCCTATCTGAAGCAACGTGAGTTCATAAGCTCCAAGGCAAAGCGGAGGATACTCCGGGCCGGACGCCGTAGCGGGAAGACAACGGGGATCGCCATTGACTGTGTTATGAAGTTCCTTGCCGGAAGGCGTGTGCTCTATGCCGCTCCGGTGCTAGACCAGACGGACAAGTTCTGGACAGAGGTTACGAGGGCTCTCGCTGGCCCAGTCTCTGCGGGGTGGTATCGCAAGAATGAGACATCGCGGTTCATCGAGGTGGAGGGGACAGAGAACCGGATCAGGGCGAAAACGGCATGGGATGCTGACACGATGCGCGGAGACTGGGCAGACGATATTGTTCTAGATGAGTATGCTCTCATGGACGAGGGCGTGTGGATGAAGGTTGTCGCTCCGATGCTGCTGGACCGCGATGGAACATGTACCTTTATCTACACCCCTCCCGATGCGAGCGCGTGCGTGAAGAGTCGGGCGAAGGACCCTATGCACGCCGCGACGCTATACCGCAAGGCGCAGGCGGACACGACGGGACGCTGGGCAGCGTTCCACTTCACGTCACACGACAACCCCCACCTATCGAAGGTTGCGCTGTCTGAGATCACACAGGACATGGACGACCGCTCCTATCGCCAGGAGATCCTCGCCGAGGACATCTGGGAGACGCCGGGCGCGCTGTGGGATCAGGGCATGATCGACGCGCACCGGATCACGATCGCTCCTGAGTGGCTTGAGAGCGTCGTCGTGGGGGTGGACCCCTCCAAGAGCGGGAAGGCGGGCAGCGACGAGTGTGGAATCGTCGTGTGTGGCGTGGACGGTGAGGGCGTCGGCTACGTCCTAGAGGACAGGTCTCTTCGGGGACCTCCTGAGCAATGGGGGGCAGAGGTGGTCGACGCCGTGAAGTCGTGGGAAGAGCGAGCGGGGGAGTGCTACGTCCTCGCTGAGTCGAATGCGGGTGGCGAGATGATCGCTACTGTGCTGCGCCAGATAGAGCCAAGTCTGCGCGTGGAACTCGTCCCCGCTGTGGTGAACAAGTACGTGAGGGCACAGCCGGTGCGCTCGCGATGGGGGCGGGAGGAGTGCCGGATAGTGGGGAGCTGGCCTAGATTGGAGCATCAGCTTACAAACTGGCTGGACGGCGCGGCGTGGTCTCCCGACCGCATGGACGCGATGGTCCACGCCCTTCGGCGGCTGTTGCTGCACCGCCGCGAGATCTCGGTGGGTTCAATCGACCTGTGACGGAAGCGGGCATAAACAGGCCTTCGGATGGGGTTGCGACCCCTGCTGGTATCGGGGTGGAGGAGGCAGCTATGGGGCACAAGCTGGCACCGGGCGACTTCGGCGAGACGGAGCTGTGGAACCCAAGGAAGAGCGTGACGCCGGGGCACGTCGCGGCGGCGCGGGTGACGTGGGAGAGGAACCGCGGCACCTGTAAGCATCGTTCCGGTGTGGGGCCAGAGAAGTCCTGCGGGTGCGCGCGGCACGAGACGCGACGCTGCGCCCTGGAGGTCTGCCCGTGGGTGGGGGCGGCGATCAGGTGGGGGGCGCGGCATGGGAGGTAGAGATGGCTGAGGGCGTGCCTCTGAGTTCAGGTGGGGATGAGTGCTCGGCTACCCTGTTCTGCATGGCGGCTCTCGTGAAGGAACTCGACACGACGAAGCGCCCCCCGAAGACGGAGGAGGCGATCGCGGCATGGGTGGAGGAGTGGAGGTGGCGGGAACACGAGTTGAGCCACGGGCAGCGCTCGTGGAACTGGATCTGCACGATGATCACGCCGGCGGAGATCCGGCTCATCCAGCGGCTCAAGCCGTACCGGGTAGCAGCGGAGGCGAACCCGAACGCGGTAGTGACGCGCGGGTGGGCGGCGAGGAAACGCCTGTTCGCCATGCCGGGAGGCGCCGAGCACAGGTGATGCCCTCGGAGTTCGTCCTCGTCGTGTGTGTGAAGTGCCGCGCGCGCGAGTGGTGGCTCCCGGTAAGTAGGTGGGCGTGTGGGGCGTGCGGGCATGACGAGGGGCGAGCGTACACGCGCCCGCGCGATCTCTGGATGCGAGGACGATAGCTGTCCCTTGACAGCCCCCCCATAGCAAGAATAGAGTCCCCTTCGATAGCAGGATGAGGGGGTTCCTTGGGGATCGGAACGGCTGTCGCGGGGGCAGTCATCCGGTGGGCCGAGCGGCGCGCGGCGTCCTCGGCTCCTCGCGTTGGTGCCTCGTGGATGGAAGGCCAGACGGTCTTCTCCGAGTGGTCGACAGAGCGGGCCATCCGGGAAGGCTACAAGGCCCACTACGCGCTGTATGCCGTCGCCTCCGACCTCGCTGACTGCATCCGCGCTGTTCCGTGGGTGCTGAAACGCCAGGGCCGCACCGGCGCGGAGATGGTCGACTCGCACCTCCTCGTGAACCTCCTCCGCTCCCCGAACCCCGACCAACCGTGGGGCGCTCTCACCGAAGCGTGGGATCTGTACAAGAGCCTCGCCGGGAACGCCTACGGGCGCATCGTCGTTGTTCGGGACAAGCTCGACGTGTGGAGCCTGCGCCCGGATCGCGTGACGGTCATCCCGGACAAGCTGGGACACGTCCTGCGGTATGAGTACTCAGTCGAGGGACAGGCGGGCAAACTCCGGCCAGAGGAAGTCCTGCATTTCAAGTTCTTCGATCCGGGTGACGACCACTACGGACTCGCCCCGTTGCAAGCCGCGGCGCGGATCGTGGACACCTCCACCGCGGCCATCGGCTGGAACAAGGATTCGATGGGCAACCGCGCGCGGCCCGACCTCCTCCTGTCTCCTAAGTCCCCCCTGACGCCACTACAGCACAAGACGCTCTTGGAGTTGCTCTCCGCGCAGGTGCAGGGGCCGAAGAATGCCCACCGTGCGCTCATCCCCTCGGAGCCCCTGGACATCTCGCAGCTCTCCCTCTCCCCCGCAGAGATGGACTTCCTGAACTCGCTCGTGATGTACGAACGCGCGATTTTCAAGGTGTTCCACGTTCACCCGGACGCGATCGGGGACGCGGGCTCGACCTTCGAGAACAAGCGCTGGGCCATCCGCGCGAAGTGGGAGGGGCCGGTAACGTCTCGCTTGCGCGAGATGCGGGCGGTGCTGAATCACAAGCTCGCCCCCTGGGGAACGGCGTACCCTCCCGCTCCGGGCGACCTCTTCCTCGACTATGACCTGTCGGACACACCGGCTGTGAGCGAGGCGCGGAAAGAGCGCAGCGAGGAGGCCATGCGCTACTTCGGGATGGGCTTCTCCGTACAGGCGGTGAACGAGAAGCTGGGGCTCGGCTTCGATCCGGACGACGTGCCCGACGATGGCTACCTCTCCGTCGGTCTTCTACCGGTGAGTGGGGGCACGCGGCCGGCGGGTCGCGCGGTACGCACGTTCAACCTCAAGACGCCCGCGCAGTTTGAGGCACACTGGAGAGCGGTCGACCGGCGCAAGCAGGGATGGGAGCGAGGCGTGTCCCGGAAGATCGGGGCGCAGTTCAAGGCGGACAAGGCGGCTGTTCTGTCGGCGGTCGAGGCCGGGGCGATTGACCTTGAGCCCGTGATCGCGGGACAGACTCAGGCCTGGACGGGCCTCGTGGGCACCATCCTCCGCGCGGTGGTCGAGGACTTCGGGAAGAAGACCCACACGGAGATCCTTGGCGATCGCTCTCGCTCGCGTGAGACGCGCGTCTTTGACGCCTGGAACCAGGCGACTCAGAAGTGGGCAGCGGAGAAGGCTGCCGAGGACGTAACGAGCATCCAGGATACAACGAAGCAGGCACTGCGAAAGGACATCCTGGACGGCCTAGATCAGAACGAGACGATGGGCCAGATCGCCAAGCGCGTCGAGGCGACGATGGACTCCTGGGGAGAGGACGTCGACCGTGGCCGGGCGATGGTGATTGCCAGGACGGAGGTCCACGCCGCGGCAGGCTACGGCTCACACGAGGGGGCTAGACAGTCAGGCGTAGCCGACGAGAAAGCGTGGCTCTCCTCGATGGACCCCCCGCGCGCCCGCGAGGATCACATGATCTTGTCCGGGAACTGGATTCCCTTCGATGAACCCTTCCGTATGCCAGACGGAACAGAGATGGATTTCCCCGGCGACGGTCCGCCGGATCACGTAATAAATTGTAGGTGCGTCTGCATGTACCGCGTGGCGGGGGGGCAATGATGATCTGCGAACAATGTGGGGAGCCCTTCGTGCCCGCGTGGAACAAGCCGCGTCAACGGTTCTGTTCATATGAATGCCGGTTGAGAGAGCAGATTGCTAGACGAAGGGCGCAGAAGCTCACGGGAGTAGTCGAGATGACGGCGAGAGAGAAAGCGGCCATCGCGGCAGTCTATGCCAGAGCCGCAAGCAGGAATACGGTCCGCTGCTACCTGTGCGGGGAGGTGGTCCTGATCAATGATAGGCATGTCGATCACATTGTCCCCTTATCGAGGGGCGGGCGGCACGTGGCGTCGAATCTCGCGGTTGCTTGCGCTGCATGCAACTTGAGCAAGAGCGCGAAATTGCCAGAAGAAGTCGGAGTCCTAGTCTGAGAGGTGAGTGAGATGTTCAGGGAGACGCGCACGGTACCGCTTGAGATTCGGGAGCTCGACGAGCGTGGGTGGTTTGACGGCCATGCCAGCGTGTTCGGTGTGGTCGACACCTACGGGACCGAGTTTGACCGCGGCTGCTTTAAGAAGACGCTGCGAGAGCACAAGAACGAGCTGCCCCTTACCCGCTCGCACGACTGGATGACGGGCGGGATCGGGATGGCGCGCGGGGTGAACGAGGACGACACCGGCCTGCGGATCAAGGAAGGCTGGATCAACCTCAAGTCGGCAGCGGGGAAGGAAGTGTACGTCGGGCTGCCGCACCCGGACGATCCCGCGAGCGGATACTACCGCGACATGTCCCACGGGTTCGACCGGATCAACTCCAAGAAGGCAGCGGATGGAGTTGAGCATATCACGGAGGTGCGGTCATACGAGATCGCGATCGTGATGCGCGGGTTCGGGGCGACGCCTGGGGCTGAGGTAGACAACGTGCGTGCGATCCGCGAGGGGATGACGCGCCTGGAGATGGCCGTCACGCACCGCGAGGCCGAGGCGATTCGTGAGGCGATGGACGATCTGCGGATGCTCCTCAACGTGATGGACGGTGGGGAGCCGTCCGAGTTCCGCCCCTACCCGAACGAACATGCGTGCCGGCTGCTTGATCCAGACGAGTTCGTGCGCTTCATCCGCAAGACGGTGGAGAGCGGCGGGAAGAAGTTGAGCATGATCATCGGCTACCGGGAGGACGACACGACTGACGTGCAGGCTTTCCGCTACCCGCGCGCGACGTGGGAGGAAGATGAGGCGCGGGCACACTGCAAGGCTCACGATGGGAAGACGTTTGAGCCTGCGACAGGGGCGGACAGCGTGACGTGCGCGCCAGATGAGGGGACCGTGAAAGAGATGAGGGCACTCGTCGCCGAGCTAGGGCCGTCGGCAGACACCCAGGCCGCAGGCGAGCCGCCCATAGGCACCGGGCCGCAGATGCACCCGGAGCTGTTGGAGGAGTTGCGCGCGATCGGCGCGGGACTCCGCGAGACACTAGACAGGACGAGGTGAGGACAATGCCAGAACAAAGCAGCGTTGCACAGGTGCAGACGGATTTCAAGGCCGTCGTCGAGGAGCTACAGCTTCGCGTGAAGGACTTGCGCGATCTGCGGGCGTCACTCGACGCGGACAAGAAGGTGATGGGCCAGGAGTCAGCCGAGACTCAGGCTAGGATGGAGAAGGTCGAGGCGCGGATCACCGAACTCCTGACGGCGCAGACGGAACTCAACCGACAGTTTGCCGCGCCGCGGCTCTCGACAGACGACGCGGACAGGCTGGACCAGGACAAGCGAATGAAGGCGTACCTCAAGTTCTGCCGGTTCGCCGGCGGAGTCGGGGTCCGTTTGACGGATGATGAGAAGAAGGCCCTCTACCCGGACGGCCAGCGCTACACGATCGCCGGGAGCAAGGGCGAGCCGTGGCCCAGCCGGACGCCGGAGCAGATGAGGGCCTTGGTCGAGGACGCGACGGGGGGAATCCTTGTCCCGGAGAGCTTCGATCAGTCGATCATCCGCACCGCTGCGGAGACGGCGATTATCCGCCCACTGGCGACAGTGCGGACCCTCACGTCAAACCGCGAGCGCTACCGGAAGATGACGGAGCTGACCTACGCCTACGGGCAGGCGCTTGAACTCGGCGGGACCGCCGCTGATTCCACGTCCACCCCGAGCGAGGCGTGGCAGTACATCGAAGACGCCTACGGCCTAGCGTGGCTTGGCGTGAACGAGTTGGAAGATGCAGACATCGAACTGCTCGCGTTCATCCAGGACAGCTTCGCGCGCGCGAAGGCAGCCGCGGAAGACACGGCGTTCATCACGGGGGCGGGCCACGCGAGCTTCGTTCCCGAGGGCCTGACCAACGGCGCGACGATCACGCGGGTGGTCGCGGCCAACGCGGCGAGCATCATCTACGAAGACCTCGCCGACCTCATGTACGGCTATGACTCCGTTGCGAGCGTCCCGCTGAAGGATGTGTACCGCAGGGCGGGCGTGTTCATCATGCACCCGTTCACGGAACTCGCTTGCATGAAGATCCGCAGCGACGGCGGCGGCGGGGCCGGGACAGGTGACTTCATGTGGCAGGCGTCGGTTGCCGCGGGGGTGCCGAACAGCATCTGGGGACACCGCATCCTCACCTCGACAGACATGGACATGGTGGCCCACAGCGCGGATACCGTGATCTTCGGGGACATCCGCAGTTGCTACCGGATTCTGGATCGCCGAGGGATGACGATGCAGAAGCTCGTTGAGCTGAAGGCGACGGCGGGGCTTGTCGGGTTCCTGTTCTCCTGCCGGAACACCGGCGGCATCGTCAATGCCGAGGCGTGCAGGATTCTCCAGCAAGCGTAGTCTGGGGAAGGAGACGATGATGAGAAAGACACTGCTTCTTGCGATGGTCGCCGTTCTGACTCTGACGGCGGCGGCCCTGGGTGACGTCTCGCAGGGCTACGTCCCGAGCGAGCATGGGGACGACCTGCGATTCGGTGATGGGAACGAGCTGCGCTTCGGGGGAGTTGCCTCCTTTGCATGGGAAGCCGCGGACGCCAATGCGAACTACCTGTGGCTCGAACTCCCGACGGGCGGCGCGATAGACGTTCCGGCCTTCGGAGTCGGGATCGGGATTGACGGGGATGACCTGGGATGGTTCAACGGGCGGACGCAGCCTCTCATCTTCGTGCGTGACGCCGACCAGGATTCCTACATAGGGCTCACATTCAGCGCGGACGACACGCCTCAGTTGGTTTGGGGCGGTTTGGCAACGACGATCTCCATTCTTGGCCTTGTGATCGGAACAAACGTCCAGGCCTGGGATACCGACCTAGATGCCTTGGCCGGAGTGACGGGTGCGGCGAATGCGATCCCCTACTTTACGGGCGCACACACCGCTGGGGTCATCAGCTCATCGGCGAACATGGTTTCTCTCCTGGGCAGCGCCGACTATGCGGCGGCTCGCACGAATCTGAGCCTCGTGCCAGGCGCGAACGTCCAGGCATACGACGCGGAACTGTTAGCCCTTGCCGGTCTCGCGAGTGCGGCGAATGCTATCCCGTACTTCACCGGGGCAGGAACGGCGGGTGTCATCACGTCATCCGCGAACATGGTCAGCCTGCTGGGCAGCGCGGACTATGCGACAGCGAGGACCAACTTGAGCCTTGTTCCGGGGACGAACGTGCAAGCCTACGACGCGGAGCTATTGGCTCTCGCGGGATTAACTAGTGCGGCGAATACGCTCCCGTACTTCACGGGAGCCGGAACTGCTGGGACCATCACGTCCAGCGCGAATATGGTCAGCTTGCTCGGAAGTGCGGACTACGCGACGGCAAGGACGAACCTGAGCCTTGCACCTGGCACGGATGTCCAGGCCTATGATACGGATCTCGCCTACCTCGCGGGCTTCACGCCCACGGCAAACGTCAAGACGATCCTCAACGCGGCTGACTTCGCAGCGGTCACTACGGCCCTGTCGCTCACCATCGGCACAAACACTCAAGCCTACGATGCAGACCTGACCTACTTGGCCGGGTTCACGCCTACGGCGGATGTGAAGACCATCCTGAACGCAGCCAACGCGGCGGCGATCAACACCGCGCTGTCACTGACGATCGGGACGAATACCCAGGCGTACGATGCGGACTTGACCTACCTTGCGGGCTTCACTCCGACAGCGGATGTGAAGACGATCCTGAATGCCGCGAATGCAGCGGCGGTCACGACCGCCCTCGCGCTCACCATCGGCACGAACACCCAGGCCTATGACGCCGACCTGACCACCTACGCAGCGCTTCCTCCCACGGCCACAGAGCAGATCGCTCTTGAGCACGGGAACTCGCCAGTCGTCTTGTGCCAGCGTCACCGGGCTACCGTTGCCGAGATCAATGGTGGACATGAGATCCTGCCGGCCATCCCTGGCCACACCTACCGGATCGTCTCCGTTAAGGCAATCGCCTACGGCGGATCGGTGGGCACGACCACAACGGTTGACATCTTGGGGACACAGGCGGCGGGCTCCGTGAAGCTGGTGACCTTCGCGCAGGCAAGCCTCGTTCAGTCGGCGGTGCTAACCGCCGGCGGAGCGGGCACGGTTGTTCTTACGGATGGCTCGACGTTCATCCCGTGCGATGCGAACTCGGCTGTCACGGTTGGGAAGACGGGCGGTGCCGCGGATACGGCTACCGGCGTGGACTTCATCGTCGAGTACGTGATCGAGTAGCAGTGAGAGTGCGGATCGTCCGGGCAACGAAGGACCTGAAGGCGGGGGAGGTGCTCGACCTCCCCCGCTGGAAGGCTTTCGCGCTCGTATTCAACGAGACCGCAGAGTTCGTGCAAGAGAAGGGACCGTCGGAGAATAGGGTGAAGACGCCGCAAGAGAACCGGAGGCGATGATGGGTGCAGTGACCACGGGCCTCGTCTGGGCAACCCTCAAGACGACCGTCAAGGCATACCTGTCCATCGATGGGACGGACCACGACACGCTCCTCGAATCCCTGTTCAACGCAGCGGTCCAGAAGGCCGACGAGTACCTCAACAACCCATTCGAGGAGATCAGACCGACCATCGTCTTCGCCAGCGTCGTGGCCGGGGACTACCTCCTCGTCAACGATCAGAGCTACGAAGCGGCGGCCTCCGACGATGAGGAAGAGCATCATTTCAAGGTCGGGGCGTCGAACACAGATACGGCGACGAGCTTCTGCGCGCTCGTGAACTCGACCACCGTGGGAGGCTCCTACGGGCCGGTGGGGGTGCCGGGTGTCGTGGCGACGAACGCCGCGGGGACCGTCACGCTCGCCTGGCGCTATCCGCACGTCGAGGAGATCGTGGTCGCCAGTTCCAACGACACGCGGCTCCTCGTGCGGCAGGTACGGACGGCGGTGACGCTCCCGACGGCGATCACGCAGTGGGTGTGCCAGTACATCTATCGCCACTGGGAGAACAGGACGGGCCTAGCCTCGGAGCAGATCACAGGCAAGAGCGCGAAGACGTGGGGATGGGATGAGCACAGGGGCCAGACAGCCATGGGCGACACGTTCGATCTGATCTCCATGTACAGGTTGCCGGTGGGGTTCTGACGATGAGGAATGACGAACTGCTACAGAAGGTTGCCGAGATTCTAGTGGCCGCCCCCGAGTTTCAGGAGTGGGTGCAACGTAACGCTGCGCGCTTCCTGGTACAGGCTAAGGATGGATCTTTCCATGTCTGTTCGCAGGAGGAGCGGGGTACGCGATGAGAGAGCGGATCAGAATTGAGACGGGCTCCAAGCCGCCGCAGTCGGCGGGCGGGACGAAGTGGGTGACCACCTCGACCGTGACGCGTTGGGCGGAGGCTGTCTTGGTGACGGCGGAAGCCCTCTCGCGTTACCAGTCCATTGATGCCAAGGTGACGCATGAGTTCCGCTTTCGGGACCGCCCGACGATCACGATGAAGACGACGCGCTTTGTGTGGATGAGCGATGGGCACCCGAACAAGCTCAAGGTCTACTACCCGGCGGCACCGGCTGAGAACGTGGACGGGATCGGAAGGTACACGTCGGTCCTCGTCGTGGACTCAGGGGAGGTGGCGAGTGTCTAGCGGAGTCGTGCAGTTCATCTCCATGGCTTCCGCCGTCAGCCGAAAGATTGACGAGTCCGCGGAGAGGAAGATGAAGCAGGCCTGCAACGAGGTGCGCAACCAGATCGTCCAGAACCTATCCGGGGCGCGGTCCGGCAAGGACTACATTGTCCCTGGGACGAGTAGGCACTATACGGCTTCTGCTCCGGGAGAATACCCAGCCACGCGCTTGGGAGACCTGAAGGGATCGATCAAGACGGACATTCTTGGCAGGGGGATGAGCGTGCTTGGAGTCGTGGGAACGCCGCTCGAGTACGGCCTCTTCCTAGAGAAGAAACCGGGGAGCGAGGGCGGGCGTGAATGGCTTCGGCCTTCGATGACTCAGGCACAGCCGGAGATCAAGAAGATCCTGTCGGAGAAGTGGTTCTAGTGGCCGTCAAGCACGGGGCCTGTGCGATCGCGGTTGAGGTCGCAGTCGAGGCGGAGGCAGTCATGCCAGAGGAGACGAGCCAAGCGGTAACGGTGGCGCTGTACGATCGCCTGACGACCGACGCGACGCTCAAGGCGACGCTCGGCGGGACCGTCCGCCTGCACCTCGTGATGGCTCCGCAGGACGCGGACATGCCCTACCTTGTTCATCGCCTGGACCTCAACGGCGAGCTGTTCCTAGGGACGAACACCTACTTGCTTGACCTCTGGGACTATAACGAATCCCCGGAGCGCCTCTTGGAGGCGCTAGACAGGATCAAGGTTCTGCTACACGAGTGGGGGGTAGCGACCGCTTCGAGCGAGATCGGGGCGGGGCGGATGGAGTGGTTCAGCGGGGCGTTCATCCCGACCGACGGCGAGCGCGTCTGGCACTATGCGACGCAGTGGTCGATCCGGTTCGGGGCGGTCAGAGACAGAGCTTCCATCGTGGGGTGATGAGACATGGCGAGCGCACTACAGACGGGGATCACAGCGGCGGCGGTGCAGCGATACCTCCGCGGGCCGGGGAAGGTATACAAGAACTTCACGAGCATCGCGGTTCCTGGGACGTTGCTTGGGGAGACGAAGGGCGGGTCCAGTTTCGACCTCGGGCTCACGTATCACGACGTCGAGCCCGACGGCGCAATGGGCCTCATCAAGGAGCATCGGTTCGTTGCGAAGTGCATCCCGACCCTTGAGGTCAACCTCCTGGAGCACACGACCGTGAACTGGCTGGGCTTCATCCCTGGGGCGAACTCGGCAGACGAGACGCCGACGGCACAGGTCGAGTACCTCGGCGTGGGGACGACCGTGCAGGGCGGGGTGACCCTTGTTGGAGCGGGTCATACCGACTTCTCAACGCTTGAGATCTGGTACGGCGCGGTGGCCGGCGCGACGACCAAGGCGACGATCACGACAGACTACACGGTGAACACGACGACCGGGGCAGTGACGGCGAAGACGGTGGCCCAGGGGGGGCACATCGCAGGCACGGATGAGGTCACGGCCCGCTACGAGTACGACACGACCGACACCGGGGATGCGTTCACGATTATCACCCCCGGCCAGATCGCTGCGGGGGATCACTGGACGAACGTCGCGCTCGTGTGCGAGTTGACGAATCAGAGCTACACCAACCCGTACTGCGTCTTTGTCCTCAAGAATGTCCTGTCGGAACCCTCGGCAGTTGCCATTCCGGGCGGCGCGTTGGAGGAGGCCATTGTCAAGTGCAAGTTCGTTGGCTTCTTCGATGCGTCGGTCGGGCTCATGTTGGCGAACAGCCCGTTCGAGTTCTGGCTTGGCGCTGTCTAGGAGGCACGATGGCGGATGCGTTGACGTACCAGGGGAAGGTGCTCGAGATTGCCGGGCGGTCGTATACCGTCCGGCGGCTCGGGCTGTTGGACATCCAGCGGGCGGCGCGGATTCTCGCGTCGGCGAGTGGGACGGCCCAGAAGGTGGCCGTGGCCTACGAAAAGAACATGGGCACGGCGACGATTGCCGCGTTCATCCTGGAGTTCCTGCCGTCGGCGTTTGACGAGATCACGGACTGGATGGCCTCCCTGATCGGGATCGCTCCGGGAGTCCATGCAGACAAGACCGAGCTGGCGACGCGGGTGATCGACGCGGGGGGGAAACCCCTTGGCGTGATGTTCGATCCCAACGCAGGGACGATCCGGGACCCGAACGTCTTCCCGCTGGGTTCCGAGGTGATGGTCGTCGAGGAGCTCACAGAACATGAGGACTTGGTCGCTTTTTTCGCTCGCGTGCGGAAGGTGGCCCAGCACCCAGCCCTGAAGAAGCTAGTCGAGCGTTCGAGCGGGCCATCGACAGAATCCAAGCCCGCTACGGATGGACAGACGCCTACATCACCGGGGAGCGCCTAGCGCGCGGGGGTGATGGCCTGCCCTACGCGCGCCTGCTAGAGGCCGTGAGGGTGTCAGGAGAGGCGATACGGGCAGAGAGGCGATGGGAGGCCCTGTGGTCCTACAGAGCGAACCCGCCGACGGTAGGGGAGGGGGCGACCCGCACGGTCGTCCCGCTCTCGACTTTCCTGGATCAGATCGGGCTAGGGGACGATGTGACGCGGCAGGGGCCGAAGCCGCCTGAAGTGTCGGACGATGAGATGAGGCGCATGATGGCAGCCGGGAAGATGGGATTGGTGATCTAGGTGAACGTCTTCAAGATTTTCGGGACTGTCGCGCTGGACAAGTCCCAGATCGCTACTGACCTCGCTGACATCGACAAGCAGGCTCAAGCCTTCGCTGGCGGCTTGGAGAAGACCTTCGTCAAGGTCAGCGGGATCATCGCCGGGGCCTTCACCGTCAAGAAGATAGCCGAGTTCGTTCAGGACAGCATTAAGGCGTTCGCTGAGTTCGAGACGGCCACCGCGCGTATGTTCGGCGACATGCAGGACCTCTCCGAGACCGCGAAGGATGAGATCATCGGTGACATCCGCACGATCGCGGAGCAGTTCGGGATCTCTGCGGAGAAGATGGCCGACGCCGCCAACACCGCGCTAGACCTCGACGTCCCCAAGGAGAACTTGAGGGAGTTCCTCGCCGTTGTGAGTGAGATGTCAATCGTGATGGGGGTGGATGCGAACGCGGCGGCGTCTAACCTTGCGACTACCGTCAAGCTCATGGGGAAGGACTTCTCCGATACGCGAGAAGTAGCCGACCTTCTCTTTGTCGGGATGGAAAACGGCCACATCAGTCTCGACGAGATGGCTTCCGGCATGGCTCGGCTCGGTCCACTGGCCAAGGGCGTCGGCGTAGATATGGGCGAGGTGGTCGCCGCACTCATCGCCGTAAAGGCTCAGGGGCAGCCAGCGAAAACGGCTATCAGCGGCATTCAGGGAGCCCTCATCGAGCTGAACGACTCGACGAGCAAGGTCAACGCCGTTCTGAAGGACCTCACTGGAGAGACATTCGGCGACCTCATCGCCGACGGGAACTCCCTTGGCGACGTTCTCTCCTTCCTAAGCATCGCGGCTGCGGAGTCAGGGCAGTCGATCGACGATATGTTCTCTAGCGTCGAGGCCGGGAAGGCCGTTCTCACCTTGACGACATCGGGGGCGCAGGACTTCCGGGACGCCCTGGACGATCTAGAGAACAAGGCGACGACTGTGGGCGTGGCGTACGGCGAGATGGCTGACACGATCCAACAGAAGCTCAACAAACTCTCCACGTGGTGGCAAGGCGTAAAGATCGACGTTGGAGAGCAGATCAGCGCATCTCTGCAATCGCTTCTCGACTGGCTCGGTGAGAACGAGGACGAGATCGCAGCGGGGATCGCCGCCATCATCGGCACCTTTATGGATGTCGTCAAGTGGCTCATAGAACACCGAGACATCGCGGTGAATACACTCGCTGCGATTGCCGCGGCATTCGCTGGGTTCTGGGCAGCGGCGAACCCGGTGCAGGCAGCCGTTCTGGCTATCATCACGGCAATCTCCGCGCTCCTTGCATACAAAGACAAGATCGTTGAGTTCTGGCAGACTCTGTCAGACGCCATTGGCGGGACGATCCTCGGCTGGCTTGGTGTCGGCAAGAAGATGGGAGAGGAGGTTGCGAAGGGGATAGGGGAGGGGACGAAGGCGAAAGTGAGCTCCGAGCTCGCCGCAGCCTTCGGAGCCACTGCGGCTCAGATTGTGTCTCAGCCTTCCTCTGAGATAGCGAAGCGCGCGCGCGAGTTCGGACGAGCCATCGGCCTTTCAATCTCTGGCGGGATTGCAGAGAGCGCTACTCCGTCAAACATCATCACCGAGAGCCGGGAGCCGCTTGTCGCCGGAACGATCGGCGGGGTTGAATCCGGCAGCTTGCTCACGAGTAGGAGCGAGATCAAGCGCAGGACGAAGAACATCCTCGACGACATGCAGGAGTTCTTCCAGTCTCTCGCAGAGATAGGGAAGAAGGGCTCCGAGGACTTCGTCGTGAACCTTGGGCACGGCCTATTCGAGCAACTTGACCTTGAGAAGGCGCACAAGGCGCAACTAGACGAGATCCACCAAGACACCCTCGACAAGATCGGCGAGGCGGCGAAGGCACGGGACGATGACCTAGTGGCGCTGGACGAGCAACTGAAGTCGGGGCTGATTCTTCAGGAAGACTACGAAGCCCAACGGGAAGAGATCCTTGCCAACTACCTCGCGGCAGAGACGCAGGCCAAAGAGGCGGAGAAGGGGCTACAGGACGACGCTGTAGAAAACCTAGAGAAGAACCGTAAGTCCATGAAGGATATCCTCTGGCAGGCGCTCAAGGACATGCTCTCCGCGATGAAGGAGGAACTCCTCCTAAAAGCGGCGAAGGCAACAGCCGAGGCCATCGCCATGACGTTCGGCCTGAACCCACTCGCCGTGTCGAAGTGGGCAGAGGCGGGAGGGTATGCGTTGGGGGCGGGCTCTCTCGCCATCGCCGGTTTCGAGCGGGGAGGCGTGTTCGATCGTCCGACCGTCATCCCTCCATCCCTCGTTGCCGAAGGCGGGTACAAGGAGGCGTTCGTTCCCCTCTCGCCTGACACCTTCCGCGGGATCGGGCGTGGACTCCAGGAGGCGATGCGTGAGGTTGGGGAGCCTGTCGGGGCGACGATTCAGGTGGACATGCGCGGCCTATTCGAAGGGGCGACGGTCAACGTGCGAGATGACGCGGACATCACGGCCATTGCCCGCGAGACCTATGACCTCTGGCGCACGCGGATGAGAGCGGTCGGGAGGGAGGTCTGATGGCTGTCGTCCACAGCTTCACACTCGGGGGCGTAGCGGACACGGCGTTGGGTGTCGTGCTGCGGGCGGGCTACCAGGAGCCGATGCTACCCTCAACGCGGGATGCGTCGGTCGAGGTGCCGGGCAGGCAAGGTCGATGGGACTTCGGGTCAGAGCTCGGGGCGCGTGAGTTCTCACTCGACCTCGCCTTGATCGACACGACTACCCAGGCGGCGCTTGCAACGGCCATCAGGACGTTCGCCAAGGTGCTCCTGGATGACGACGGGAACCCGATCGATGTCAGCCTCGTGTTTGCCAAGGAGCCGACGCTGACCTACACGGTGCGCTACTCGGGGAACCTCCCGTTGCAGCGCCTCGTGGGGTCGAGCAAGGGGTACTTCACGTTGCCTCTGGTAGCGGCGGACCCGTTCGCCTATGGGGCAGGGCTGACGACCACGGCGACGATCACGGCGAACGGGCAGAAGGTGCCGATTGTGAACGGGGGCGACTATCGAGTGCCGCCCGTCATCACGATCACGAACAACGGAAAGACGACGGTGAACGGATTCACCCTCGTCCTCGTAGGACCGAAACCATAGGGGGTGGTTCCAGTGGCAAGCGGATTCTCGACGGCAACCAGAAACACAGTGCTCGACACGCTGTTCTACACGCCGACGATCTACGGCGCGCTGTGTCTAGGCGATCCGGGCAACGCGGGCGACCTCGCCGGGCACGAAGTCGCGGCGCTCTACGGCTACGCGCGGACAGCAATCCAGATGAACACGCACGCCTCGGTGACGCCGGGCACTATCTCCAACGACGCGGAGTGTGCCTTCTCCGTAGCGAACGGGGGCGCATGGGGCGACGTCACGTACCTGGCGATCGTCACGGCGGCAGTCGAGGGCGTGAACGACTCCATCGCCTCCGGGGCGCTGACCATCCACAAGCAGATCGACGATACCGACCAGCTCAAGTTTGCGATCGGCGCGATCAGCGTCAGCATCGCAGCGCAGGCGTAGCATGGAGAAGTGGGGTGAGTGTGCGGTAGCCGTAAGGGTGGACGCGCGGGTAGTGCCGCGGCGAGTGATCGGGGCGCAGGCGACGTTAAGCGTCCGCGCCAGCCAAGCCTCCTCAGCAGGAGAGGCCCCGATCACGATCATCGTCAAGGGGAGCAACCTTGAGCGCGTGATCCAGTTGGCATCGCTCATGCGAGAGCCGGACGCGCGGATTGCGGAGTTGATCCAGAAGTCGAGCCTAGCGCAGGAAGGGGAGACGCCAGAGCAGAGTGCAAAACGGGTGCGTGAGCTCGCCTTGAATGAGCTTCTGTCCCTAGCGGAGGGAGATGGCAGTCAAGCAGGCTAGTTGCGCGATTGCGGTATCGGCGTCCGTGGGGGCGAACGGCGTGGCGTGGCTCACGCAGACGCTGGCCTACACGGGCGCGCTCGATCCGGGGAACGTCCTTGAGATCGACTGCAACTGCTTTTCCGCACTGAAGAACGCAGCCAACGCACGCATGTACCTGAGCGGGCCTTTCTTCCAGCTAGGGGTAGGCTCGAATGAACTGACCTGGACGGATGCGGAGGGGAGCAGGACGATCGGGCTACAGGTGACGCGCGCGCCTAGATACTGAGGAGGGGGATGTGGCAAAGCCCTACGCTTTGGTGAACAACTGTTGGACGACGCTCGCCGTGGCCTTCGTCCACGGGACGGACGACCACCTGCACTGCGTTGACGGCTCGGTGTTCCCCGCGGGTGGTGGATACTTCCGTGTGTCCGACGGTGACACGGACGCCGCGAACTACGCCGAGTACGAGTACAGGGCGAAGGACGGTGCGGACATTCTGGGAG